TCGTCACTGTTACAACAGTGGTTGGAGACACGGTATGGATGGCGTTTATTACTCTATGATATCAGAGATATAAACGACTTCATCAAGAAGTTTGATGAGAAGCAACGACTTCGCAATAAGGAACGAGTTGGCGCTTTATTTACCTTCGACGACGACTTGTCTAAATACTTCCCTTCGGGGATAGTAGATAGATATCTTACGGATAACCGTAAGACCGAGTTGAACGTACGAGGTAGAATAATCGCTGACTTCGTCCCGTCCCGTGTTATTCTGAATCCAATCACCACTGGCTGGGAGGTTGTACCTTACAGCTTCGTGATTGATTGGTTCTTTAACATTGGACAGGCCCTTAACGCGATGTCCTTCCTCACCTTGAACGACCAGTATACAGCTTGCTGGAGCTACTCCATGTCCGTCACTCGGACTGCCTCTATGGAGGCAATCTGGGCGCCGAACTATGAAGGCAGCTCTACGCAGACTGTACTACAGTCCTACGAGGTGATACGAAGGCAACCTTGCAATGTGCCTTTACTTCCGGCTTGGGAGAACAGGCTCGATATCCCTAAGTATATAGATATACTTGGGCTTATTGACGGTCTCATGCGCGGACTCCTCAGAAATTGGGGAATTCGCTAGTGATCCCGTACTGTTTGAGCAAGCATCCTTTACAGGAGTTGTAAAGATGGCGGCAATGACTACCGCACTCACTGAGTTTGCCGATAACGGTAACTCACGCACTTATACGTATACTGGACACACGGCTCTGGAACCCAGGCTTGTGATACAGCGGCGTAAAGTGGCCTCCGGAAATACTTCTATGGTCGAATCCACCGTTCAGGTGATTTCGTCGACAGAAGATTCAGCAGGAGAAATCCTGTCCGGAAAAGTCTTGTTCGAAGCGAAAGTACGTCATCCGGTGAATTGTATCACCGCTGACGTAACTGCAGCGTTGGCCATCTTCCGCGACATCGTCGCTGGAGATGAATTTACCAACACTGTATCTACCCAAGAGTGGCTTTCCTAAGAAAAGCGCTGGGCTGGTTGATTAATGCTTGCATTAGTCATCCAACACAGTGCCGCTCACAGGCGAACCGTTTTACTGATTGGTTAATCAGTCTCTTGCGTAGAAACGACTAGAGTCTAGCAACTAGCTCTAGCCATTTTCGCTTTTGAATGGAGGAATCCGCAATGGATCCAACAGAGACCGTGTACGAGATAACTCGACACTATCTTCAAGACAGAAAGACCACGTTACCTAGCTCGTTTTACAACTGGGTCCTCGGTAACCTGAGGGCCCGTCGTTTTGACAAGCTAGCGGCCTGCGCCACCAGTTCCATGCTCGATGTAACATGCATGGAAAGTATGAGAACCGCGCTTCAGATTGAGGCATTCTTTAAAAAGAATGCTGTCTTCACCGAAGCTCAGACGTCTAAGCTTGCAGCTCTTCTCACTTTCGAGAAAGGAGAAAGGCTGTGTGCTGAAACGAATGAGAGACTCGACCGATTTTCCACATCTCCCTCAGAATTTACTGAGAAGATCAGTGGATGGGTAGAGTCCTCGGAGAAGTTCATCAATCGGTTGCTTGGTGACCATACTGAGTTTCTTGAGCAATTGCCCAAGTTACTCGAGGTGACCGCAGGCGCCACTGCCACACGCTCGAGACGGAATTCAATACCCTTCTTGAAAGTAAACAAGAAAGTGGTTTGTACTCCGGGAGCCACACCCTATTTATCCACATTAGCCGAGTTCTTTGGCTATGGGGATTTAGTTTGTAAGCTCATTTCTCGAAACCGTGTTGTATTTGTACCAAAGTCTTGGAAGACGGCACGTACTATCGCGTGCGAAGCTGAGGGCAATATGCCTCTCCAGTTAGCGTTCGACAAGTACGCCAAACGCCGCCTTATCCGGGTCGGGATTAATCTTTCCGACCAGACTAGAAACCAACAGTTAGCCAGGGAGGGATCGATTCATGACAATCTTGCCACGATCGATCTCTCAATGGCTTCGGACACACTTTCATATAATACGGTCGCACTCCTCTCCCAGGGGAGTGGTTCCGATATCTGCGATCGATCAGATCACAGTATTATGAAATGTATCCGTCCCATCGCGAAGCGTACCATAAGTTCTCCAGTATGGGGAACGGTGCTACTTTTGCTTTGGAAACTATTGTTTTCGCTGCTGCTTGTTATTCTGTGGATTGTCGTACCTTTAGCGTATATGGTGATGATATCATCATAGACAGCGACAGGGCCGACGACCTTATAGAATATCTAGCCTTCCTCGGTTTCGTTCCTAATGTCGATAAAACCTTCGTAAGAGGCCCTATTCGGGAATCTTGCGGAGCTTATTGGCATAG